ATGCTGGGTTTGGTTGAGGGAACGCAATGGAATGAAATGCTTGAATTAAATCGTATGGCATTTGATGAAACCCTGCCCAAAAACAGCGAAAGCAGGTGTTTAGCGATAGCGTTTAAATTAATTCAAAAGAATACTCCACAAATTAAATGGATTTTATCTTTTGCAGATGCCACTCAATGCGGTGATGGTACAATTTACAGGGCGAGTGGGTTTCATTTAACAGCAATAAAGAAAAATAGCGAGGTTTACCAAATTGATGGCAAGGTTACCCACGAGATGTCTCTGAAGACGGGGGTAAAAAGGCACTCTGTTTTAAAGGAAAGCGGAGGCAGGTCAAACGCAAGACATTACTTAAAATTGATGGGGGGGAGTGTGCTAAAGGGCTACCAAATACGATACATAAAACTATTAAAACCAAACTTAAAAATTACAGTTCCCATACTTCCTTTTAGTAAAATAAAAGAGTTAGGGGCTTCGATGTATAAAGGCGTTGCAAGTGAAACCAATGACACGGCTAACTTTCCAGTTAGCAAAGGCGGTGTAACTCCGACAGCAATGCTCCAAACGGCATAATAAATGTGGCAAAGAATAATAAAAAATTACAAGATTTTAGTCTCGATGACTTTGAGCTTAATGAGACCGATAAACAAGTGTTTAAGTTTCAATTGCAGTATCCTGAAATTAGCCAAAGGCAGTTATGTAAGCGAATAGGGGTTAATGAAACACAACTAAGCAGAATAGTAAACAAACCTGCTTACAAAAAAGCAAAAGCCGAATTTGATAAAAACTGGATTGACATACTACTTGAGGGAAAGCATAAGGCGGCACGTAAGATATTACAGCTTGTTGATAACGGTAATCCTCGTATTGCTCTTGACGCAAGCAAGTCAATCTTACAGCTTGACGATATTAAACGAGACGGTGACAAAGCCGATGCCGTGCTTAGGGTTGAATATGTTAGTTAATTCCGCATACAAGCCATATGTTGAGAGTTCCAAGCGCATTAATGTAGTTTGGGGTTCTGCGGGATCAGGTAAGTCTTACACGGTTGCACAGAACAAAGTAAAGAAATGTGTTAGTAACTCTTATTTTAAATGCGTAACACTCCGTAAAAATGCAGTTACCCTCAAGGATAGCGTCTTTGCTCTCATTCAAAAAGTGATACTAGACGAGGGTTTATACAATGATTTCAAGTTTACCGTTTCACCGTTAAGCATCAAACATTTACCGACTGGCAATGAGTTTATTTTCAGGGGTATGTTGAATGAAGTTGACCGTGAAAAGATTAAGTCAATTGTTGACCCTACGGATGCATGGCTTGAGGAAGCTAATGAGTTTGACCTTGAGGACTTTCAGCAGATTAACTTAAGGGTAAGGGGTCAGAATGAAACCGTTAAACAGATAGACCTCACGTTCAATCCAGTTGATGAAGAGTTATGGCTAAAGACCCGTTTCTTTGATAACCCCCCCGACAAAGATGATATATTCACACTTAACACTACATACAAAGATAATAAGTTTTTAGATGAACCCTACAAGCAAGCTCTTGAGAAACTAATTAATGAAGACGATAATCTTTATAAGGTTTACGTTTTAGGGCAGTGGGGTTCTGTTGATAACAGGGGCAGGATTTACAAAAGGTTTATTGATGAAGAGTTCCCGAAAGGTTCTATTGCTGAACATAATTTTAACCCTGCATTACCGATTATAGTAGCTTGTGATTTCAATGTTGACCCTATGAAATGGGCGTTAATTCAGAATGTAAACGGCATTGATTATATCTTTGATGAAATAGTTAAACAGGATACTGACACCGAACAAATGACCCGTATATTGATTGATAAATACGGTGTATTGCCTTATAGGATTTACGGTGATGCAAGTGGAACATTCAGGCATACATCGGCTAAGGCTACGGATTATCAGATTATGAGGCAGTATTTACCGCATATGCAAATGAATGTTAAACGTGCTAATCCCCCCGTTACCGATAGGGTTAATGCCGTTAACTGGAGATTGCAGAACAAAGAGGGAAAGAGGCGTTTACTTGTTGACCCGAAATGTAAGAATGTTATATACGATTTTAAACGTGCTACATTTAAAGAGGGTACACGTGAAGAGGATAAGAGTTTGGAAAGATACAAGACTAACCCTGTTGAGGCGTTAATACATATTACAAGTGCCATAGGTTACTACATAGAATACGAATACAGCTTAAAGGGTAAGCCGATAGTAAGGATAGAAAATGCTTTTTAAAGATGATCTAAATAGTAGCATTAACCTGACTAACTCTGTTTATCAGAAGTTAATAGCTGAAAGTGAAAACTCAAGACGTGAGATGTTCAAAGAGTTTCACTACTTCTATGTCAAGGACAAAGAAGAGATTGAACGTATCATTAAAAACGGGTTAGTTAGTTACGGAATATTTAACTCCGAATCAGTCAAGAAAATACCGTTTAGATATTCAGATATAATTCAAAAGGCATTAATGAGATTGAGTGCGGGTGTGTATGATGAAGACCCGACTATAACGGTTAATGGTGAGTCTGATGATAACCTTGCTAACGCTCTTTTAAAAACAAAGTTTATACCGAAAGCAAAGGAGGCACTTAAAAAGGCTTTATTTGTTAATACGGTTGTTTCACAGGTAGTCAAAAGAGATACGATTGAAATAGATAACCTTATGCCTGATGAGTTTACGGTTGTTACCGACTTAGATTATCTGAAAGCTAAGGGCTTTGCAGTTACAAGATTTGACCCTAATAAAAAAGAATTATATCAGGCGGTATGGACTGCCGAAGAGCACTATCTTTTAGATTCATACGGTAACTCAAAACCTGTTGAGGGGAACAGTGCAATGATTAACCCGTTCAAGGAATTGCCATTTGAGAAGTTAAGTATAACTGACGGCATAGATTATTACGGTGAGCCTCATTGGGATTTGTATTTGGCACAGACTTCAATCATAATTAAGTTAATGCAACTTGACTGGAATAGAATGTTTAACTCATTCCCTATTTGGGTTGCTACTAATCTGAATTTAGCAGATAATGAAGTCTTAACACCGGGCAAGATAATTAAACAGGATAACATCAAAGAGGGTGATATAACCCCCGACTTAATGAGTGTAAGCCCCGATTACAATTTTGAAGACCAAAGGGGTGATGTTGACTGGCTAATAGGTACGGTACTTTCTAACTTAGGATTACCCGCATCAAGTTCAAGTACAGACGTAGTTTCACAAAGCGGTACTGCTAAAAAAATAGATGAAATTGAGCTTAATGAGATAAGGTCGGATTTACGGAATAAGTCTTATTATTATTTAATGGGCTTGTTGAATAAGTTAAGAACGGTGTGGAATTATTATGCAGTTGAAATGAATGAGCCGTTAATACCAGAGGGTGATTTTGAAGTACAGTTTAGTGAGAATACAGAAGCCGAAAGCCCTGCCGACAAGAAGACAAGACGTGAGGATGAAATAAAGTACAATATATCTAACCCCATTGATTTCATAATGCAGGATTATGAAGTGAGCGAGGATGATGCAAAGATAATATTTGAGGAGAATAAAGTAATTAACAAACCTGAAGTAAAAGAAAACGTAGTGGACACTACAAAGGATATAGAAAATGGCGGAAGCTAACGAGCTGACTTCGGAAGAGGTTGCTAAACAATTAGAAGCAACAAAGGCAGAATTAGATAAGTTTAAATCTGATTTGGATTTTCAGAAAAGCGAAGCTAAGAAAGCGTTTGAGAAACGGGACGAGTACAAGCAAGAACTCGAAAAGCTGAAAAACAAAGACCTTGAAACAAACAATCAGTTTAAGGAACTCTACGAAAAAGAAAAAGAGAATGCAACTACTCTTACGAAGCAGTTAGAGGAACTTAATCCGTACAAAGAAAAATGGACTACATGGGAAACCACAAGGCGTGAAACCTTACTAGCTAAAGTAACTGATGAAGACCTTAAAAAAGTATATCAGAAATACGAGCTAACAGACCTTGAAGTAGTAGTGGCTAAACTTGAAGCTAAACCCTTGAGTACAGAGGGTGGCAGGGGGGGCGGTACATTCAACTATGACGGTAAGAAGTGGGATGATATTAGTTCTGCTAATAAGGAGAAACTTGCGAAAGACCAGCCCGATTTATACAGAAAACTTTATTATGAAAAATACAGGAAAGAACCTGTAATTTAAGGAGAACTTATGGCATCAACAATTTTAACAGATGTGAACTTCCAATCGCAGGTATTTAAAGATACCATGCTTGGTGAGTTTACAGATAGGCTTGGCTTGTTAACAGCAGGCATATTAGCGGAAGCACCCGAAGAGGTAATATCCGCTAATGACAGAGGCTATACCGTTGCCATTCCCAAATGGAATACTTTAAGCGGTGACTCTGTACAGGTAACAAGCTCAACAACCACAACCATTAATAACTTTACTGACTATAAAGATATTGGTGTATGGGTTGAAAGAGAAAAAGCATGGGGTTCAGACCAGATGGTCGCAGTAGTAGCAGGCAAAGACCCCACAGAGGAAATCGCAAGGCAGTTAGGAACATATGGAGCTATTGAAATGCATAAAATAGCTTTAAAAGTTCTTGCAGGTGTATTTGATACAGCCCTTGCATCAACCCACTCAACGGGTGCAACTTATTCAGGTGATATAATTTCACCCGAAGCAATAATTGCAGCTAAACAGTTGCTTGGTGATAACAACGACTTACTTAAAGCTATTGTAATGAATAGCAAAGTACAGTCAGACGCTATCAAAGAGAAAATCCTTACTTACGATAACGGTGGAACAGTTACTTATAACACGGGTAACACGGGTAATTTACTTGGCTTGACACCTGTGGTAAGTGATAAGCTCGCTGCTGTTTCGGGTGTGTATAGCTCTTATATCGGTGCTCTTTCCTCAATGATTTACAAATTAAGGAATAGACCTGTTCAGAGATTCACAAACGCAAACACCTACAAAATAGGACAGTTTGAAGTTGAGTTAAACAGAGAAGCTAAAACCGCAGGCGGTCAGGATGAACTCATAATGAGGTGGAGTGGACTTGCTCACGTTCCGGGCGTTCAGTGGAATGGCACAGTTGCTACTAATCCTACAGATGCACAGTTAGCTACAGGTGCAAACTGGACTAAGGTTGCAACAGATGACAAATTAATAAGATTAGTAGAACTTAAAACAGCATAAGGAGAAAAATGAAAAAGATAGCATTAGCATTATTCCTCTTTATAGGGGTTATTGGGTTTACTAATTCGCAGGTCGTTAATTTAATTAGCGACGCTGCCGTAACAGACGCTAACGATACCTTAACTTCGGAGTGGATAAATATTACAGGTGCAAACTATGTAGAGATATTCCACTCAGTAGATGATACCGTTGACATAAGGTGGTATATTGATTATGCGGTAGGATTGGATAAGGACACTTATTATTCTACCGTACCAATTGATAGTATTAAGTCAACAGGTACAGCGAGCACACAGGTATCGGTTGGTAAGGTGTTAAGAAACTCAAGTGCCACTAACCTTATAGCAGGCGCAAATTATATCAGGCTTAGGTCATACTTTCAGAGCGCTTCGGAGGCTTCGGGTATATACAGGGCTTGGCTTAATAAGAGAGATTAGTAACTCAAAATTCAGGGGGTGATTAAGTTCACTCCCTTTAATTAAAATGTAAAATGGCGGACACCAAAGAAAAGACGGAAGTCAAAGCAGAACAGAAAAAAGAAAACAAATATTACCTAACAGATAGTGCAAGGAATAGTGCTTATTTTGGGGTAATAGACGGCAGGAAGTTTATAATTGATTATGAACGCAATTGGAAAGGTGAACCTAATTCAAGATTTGCAAGTGTGGGACATTTTGAAAGTGAAGACGATCCTACACGCAAAGAGTTCAAATCAGATAACAAAGATTATTTTGAGGGATTAACCCCTATACAGATACGTTCACTGGCAAATGCGGGTGTGATTAAAACCAAAAAAGCCGACAAAGATATTATAATGTCAACTTACCGTAAGATTGAAGAAGAATGATTAAGAACCATGTCATAGAAACCGATTTACAGAGGTTAGTTCCCGAACTGGCTAACGATACCTATTTGTGGGCTAATCAAACTAACCATTCAGGTCAAGGTGTTGAGGCGTTTAATTACGTAAGGCAGGACTTAATCAACAAGGGTTATAACTTACGCAATGTTATGACACCCGTTACACTCTCAACTGCAAGTGCAGAAGACAAGATAAACCGTTTAAGATGGGTTGCAACGGTTACGGTAACCGGAACTATAATTATCTATGGCAGTTCAGACGGTACTACTTGGAATACAATTCAAACGACTACTATTTCAGCAACAGGAACAACAAGCTACATTTTACCCGAAACATACCTTTACTATAAAACAGACGGTACTGCTACATTTACAAGTGAGTTAGTTGATACTACCTTTGACGGGTTAATTAAATATAAATGGATTGAATTTATTTTCATTAATGCAGGCAAGGGCACAGATAACCGCTACACTGAATATGCTTTGTATTTCAGCAAGATGTATGATGAGCTTTTAAATAAGATGAAAGTCCCTACGGATACAGATGCGGACGGTGAAATAGAAACAATTAAATCAGGTGTGATAGATAGAACCAACTAATGTACTACGAATATAAAGTTATAATACGAGAACAGTTGGAAAACTTAATGAGTGAAGATGAACTTAACGAGGTAGGTTTAAAGGGTTGGGAGTTAGTTTTCTGTTTAAAGATTTTCAATAAGGTGCATTATCACTTTAAAAGAGCACAAGAAGCCAATTGATAGATATAATAAGGACATATTGCAACCTTAAAATGACGGCTTTAAACAGTTCGTTAACTACTGATTTAAGCGAGGCTACTGCTTATATAAATTTTGATGACTTACCCGATAATCAGTTAAACAACTATTATCAAATAAGGCTAGACTCCTACAAGTTAGAAGACGCTAAGGAAAGCAGAACACTGTATAGTGCTGATGTATCTATTAAGTTTTCATTTGGGTTGTACAATAAAGACGTTACTCACTACACTACGATTATAGATGACTACATTCATTCGTTAATGCGAATGTTCAAGGCTAACAATTCAGGCGGTGCAAGATTACCCTATGCTTTAAGCGGTGTTAGCATTTCAAAGATTGAAGACTTAGAAGCAAGCGGGTTAAAAGAGATTACCAATAATTTTCTACAGCCTGAAATAAAGTTCAAGGCGTTGGTGTTGGATAATAACAATGTAAGTTTAACACCTCCGAGCGCACCCACTTTAACAAGCCCTATTGATACATACGCAAACGGTACAACGGGTCAATCTTTAAACTGGACAGGGACTGCTAATAGTTGGCAGGTTAAAATCTCAACAGGTAGTACAGTAGTAATATTGCAAGCAGGTATAGAAGTAAGTTCTTTTACTGTTCCGTTAGATAGTTTATTAACCGATGGATTAGTTTATAGCTGGACCGCAAGGGGATTAAATGAAGCGGGATATGGTTCATGGGCTACACCATTTACATTTACGGTTAATGATAGCCCCGCATTGCCCGAAGTTCCCTCGTTAACAAGCCCGTTGGGTACAACTGATAATGATTTGAATGTAACATTTGTATGGGCGTTAAGCGCAAACAGTACATCTTATGATTTTCAGATTGCAAGTGATGCAGGGTTTACAACTTTGTTAACTAATATTAATGTAACGGCAACTACTTCCGATTATACCTTTAGCGCAAACGGCACTTATTACTGGCGGGTAAGGGGTGTAAATGGTACAGGTAATTCAGCATGGGCGGATAGCACAGTAGTAATTTTACAGTTTGCTTATGAGGCGGAAACAGTCACACTTGCATCACGTCATACAGTTGCACCCGATACCACACGCAAAGGACATATGAATACTTTGTATGCAGGTTTAAAGACGGATGCCTTGCTAGACAAGATAGACGTATTGCAGATTTACGAATCTCATTCCGTAACCTCAAGTGATTGGGGTTTAAATTGGCGTAAGAACGCTCACAATGCGGTGTCAAGTGCTACGGCAGTAGGTACGGGTATAAATGCACCCGTTACTACAAACGGCTCTACTTCTTACATTAAGACTAACTACAGTCCTGCTACAGAGGGTGTAGCTTATGGCAGAGATAGAGCTTCTATGGGTTATCTTTTAATCTCAACCGATACAAGTTCGGGATTTGATGTAGGGTATAGTGGTACGGCAGGAGTGGGTTATATCTTATTACAGGCTAGAAATGGAAGCACTCAATACTCTTCAAGACTAAATACTATTGCGGGTGCTGTTATTTCAGGAGCGCAAAATACAAGCATAGCATTTCATACATTCGTAAGGTCTGACGTAAACACGGTTTCGTATTATAGGAACAGTACATTAATCCAAACAAGTGCAGCGCAAACGGGCTCAAACGTTCCGGCAGGTGAAGTTTGGATAGGTGGCTCAAATGCTTTAACATTCAGGGCGGGTTCTTACGGGGTATTTTATGCAGGCGGTTATTTAAGTGCTACAGATGTAGCTAATTTGGTTTCACGTTTAACAACATACATAACGGCAATAGGGGGCACAGTATGACATACGTTAATTGCATCTATCCTAACAGCACAGTTTACCTAACTAAAAGCGGGTATATAATAAGATATTGATTTCAGCCGTATTAATATTGCGTGATTGTGAAAAGACTATTGAGGCTTGTCTTAATTCTATTAAGGACAAAGTTGGCGAGATTATTTGCGTTATAGATACACGGAGTAGTGAAAAAACATATTGGATATGCCACTACTTTAACCACAAAAACATCCGAACATATTATTACGAATGGAAGGAACAGGATTACTCAAAACCCCGTAACTTTGGAATAAGTAAGGCTTCAGGTGATTGGATATTAAGCATTGATGCAGACGAAACACTTGGAAGTATTGGAGAGGTAAACAATGACTATCATTTTTATGAGGCTAACATTATTAATAACTTAGATGGTCAGGATAGAGTCCATAAATCAGTAAGATTATTCCAGAAAAACAAAGACGTTTATTATGAGGGTGCTACACACGAAACTATTGAATATTGCCTAAACAGGATTAACGCAAAAGCAGGCAGTATGGATTTAAGAATAAGGCATACGGGTTATGATAACTTAACACCTGAACAATGGAAAGCCAAAATAGAGGGATTAAAAAAGATTTACGATAAGCAGTTAATAACCGAACCTGATAATCAGAGAAACTATTACAATCTTTGCACGTACTCATGGGGCATTAAAGATTATCAAAGTTGTATAGATTATGGAATGTTGAGTTTGTTTAAAAAGTTAATCCCCACAGTAAAAGCACAGGTATGCTTATTGATTTACTTTTCATATAAGAAACTCAATAAGGATGAAATTGCTATTAACTACCTATTGATGTCAGATGAAATTTACCCATCTCAAAGCTCCAAAGTCAAACTATTAGAGTATTACAAAAGTATAGGTAACAAAGAATCAATATTGGAGACACTAAACGAGTTAAAACAAATCACGATAACAGGCTCACGGTTTCCGAATGATATTAGCATAAAGACAGAAACGGTTGAGCAGAAAATTAAGGAGATACAATCTTAAACGGGATTAACATAAGCGAATTCACCAAAAAGTTGTTTAGCCTTTTCGTTATAGGCTATTCCTGCAAGTCTTTCGTCTTTGTAAGAGCCTATATAAATGGCTTTCCCATTGTGAAATATTCTACCCGTCCATCTTTTTTGTCTATTGCACCAGTGCACGCCCTTGTACTTGGATGTGGTTTTGGTTTTATACTTTGGCACATTCCAATTGTTTTGTTGCTTAGTAGCTTCTCTAAGGTTGCTTTTTTGATTATCCCGTTTATCGTTATTTTTATGGTCGATGCCTTTCAAACCCGTAACGAATTGATGGAGATAAATTTTGGATTTGCCCATTCGGGTAGTAACGTAACCACTTGGCATAAGAGACCAATTG